TCAGAGGAGATATCATCGAGGTTGAAGATTCAATTAATTTACATCACAGGCAGCTCGGTTCGATGGAGCAAAAGGTTGAGGACCTAAAAGAAAAAAAATCAGAGCTGGATGAAATACGAGAGGAATATGCGGCCTATGATTTATTTTTACGATGCACTCACTCAAATGGTATAGCTTATGATATTATCAAGAAGCGCCTCCCTGTCATCAACAGCGAAATAGCAAAAGTCTTATCAAACATTGTGGACTTTGATGCCTTCTTTCAGGAGGACGGCCGGAAGCTTGATATTTTGATTAAGCACCCGAAGCACGAGCCACGACCGATTGAAATGGGCTCCGGCGCTGAAAAGACTGTTGCGGCGATGGCTATTCGATTGGCACTCCTCTCTGTGTCTTCTCTTCCCAAGGGCAATATATTCATTCTCGACGAGCCCGGTACCGCCTTGGATGCGGAGAATATGGAAGGGTTTATACGCATCCTTCAGCTTATTAAGATGTATTTTAAAACAGTGATTTTGATTTCTCACGTTGATTCACTTAAAGATATTGTGGATGTGGAAATTACAATTGACAAAACAGATGGGTACGCCAAAGTTAATCAATGAGTTTGTAATTGTTTTAGACATACTTCTGAGCTTCGTCTAATTATGTAAAGGAGTCTAATATGATGAAACATATAATAGATAAGAGCTTAGATAAACTGGTGTCTCGCAAGCTATTGGCCTGGGCCACCGCGACGAGTCTTCTGCTGTTTGCCGACTTGGCATCCAGTGATTGGGTAATCATTACCTGTGTTTATATCGGAGGACAAACCGTTGTAGATACCGTCGCGCGGCTGAAAGGATATAAATAGTGGCTTGGATAAAGGCTAAATTGATAGCGAAGAAGGCTTGGCTTTGGGCGAAGAAATTTTGGTGGGTGATTATAGCCACGCTATTATTTGTATGCGCAGGTCTTCTTGGCGCACTCACGCGAAACGGAGCACTTCTCGCCGGTGTTCTGGATATGCTCGATGCAAAACGAGACGCACATGATCAGGAAATAGAAACACTAACGCGTATTCACGACACAGAGGTCGCCGAAAAGAATGCGCGCCTTAAGGAGCACTTAAAAAGAAAAGCCGAAATTGAAGAGGAGTTTAAAAAGAGGGGCCAAACTCTGGACAAACAAAAGGAAGCAGAACTTAAAAGGTTAGTGGATGAAGGTTATAATAATCCAGAGAAGCTAGCTAAAGATTTGGCGGAGGCTTTTGGATTAAAATAATGTTAAGAAAAATAATATCACTTTATTTGGCAATCTTTTTAATGATTCCCGCAGCAGCTTTTGCAGACGACCCCGAACCGTCACCCGACTATGTGGTGCTCTCGGTGGAGGCTGGTGACATTGTGCCATTCGATGGTGTTTTGTTATCCCTTGATGCAGCCGCAAAGCTTACGACGGAGAAGAAGTTTGAAGATGCCGAGTGCGATCTGCGCATTGGGTACGAACTCCATATTCAGGCAGAAAGATTCCAACTTCAATTAGATTATAAGGATATTGAAATTGCTTCTTGGAAAGATAGATATGAATCAATGATGATTCTTAAGTCTGCAGAAAATGATCGATTGACGGATTTGGTTTTAAAACAAAAACCAGGAAAGGATCCTTTCCTTGTGGCTTTGGGTTTTGGAATAGGAACGCTTACTTCGTTGGGGATCTTTGCATTGTCGACGGAGATTGTAACACAGTGAGTATTCCCGAGGTAGGGTCTAAAAACCGACTCCTTCATTTCATTAAGACATATCTTACAGAGTTGCTCGGCCCACTACGAGCCGGCCCGGAGCCTTCTATTACTCCTTATGGTAGTTATGATGATCTAGTTGTTTCTGGACAAGAAGATAGTAACGCGGGAATAAATATTATTTGTAACGCTGACGCCTACAATGCCGGAGTTGCTCTGGGCCGAAAGGGGGATGCAAACCCTGTGGTAGGGTATTTTACAGCGACCGCCACTAGTGTGAATCTAGGATCTTACGAGTCTGGATATACTGTGAATCTTTACTCTAGTAATAATCTGGTCCCGTCGCTTACTGCCACCTCAAACGCTCAAATCGCGCTGCCGTACCAGCCGGTCGTCTCCGCGCGTATGAACGCCAGCCAGGCTTTTACATCTTCTTACACGGCCCTCACAACAGTTAAGTTTGATACCTTGAGTAGCCCGGGCTTTGAGGTAGGGACTGGCGATGATTATAATCCATCAACCGGTGTTTATACTGCCGGCGCAACGAATGGTAAATATTTGATCAGCACTTCCGTAATGCTAACCGGCTGCCCAAAGGCTTCAACTTTACGGCTAGCATGCCTAACAAGCAAGTCGGCCGCTGCTGGAATTATCATGTACGCCGATCGATGGCAGGGAAGTGATTTTACATATACGACAGCGGCAGACATGACCTATCCGCTGGTCCGAGGTACGTGGCTTGTGGATTTGGCAGCCACGGAAACAGCAGAGGTCCTGGTGCAAGCCACGGCGGGGGACTCAGGCACCTCCATCCACGGCCACGCGTCGAGCGCATATACGTGGCTAAATATAGTGCGTGTAACATAGGGAACATACAATGAAGATTATTAAACTAGATATAAGTGATTTGGATTGGAAAGTATTAGAACATGGGGACGTAGATCCCACTGGATGGTTGAAAAATTGCGTAAGAGTAAGAGTTAAAAACATTACGAACCAGGTTGTAAAGGAAGAACAAGAGCGACTTATTGCAGACCCCAAGGTGTCGACCATCCCGGCTACCATTGAAGAAATTCTAGAATCTCATTTTAATCAAAAGGGTTACAAAAACGGTGCTCAAAAGTTCGCTGCCGCCAAAAGAGCCTCAAATAAAAAGACATCAGTTTAATGGAAAAAGATCCCAACTATATCCCGAAACTGGAAAAAGCAATTGCGCAGAAGTACGGTGAAGAGACAACACGTAATCCTCGCCGGTTTTGGGACGATGAAAAAGAGAGGGCGTATATCCAGCAGTCAATTGCTGAGAGAAAGAAGTTCGCCAAATTATCTGAAACCGAAGACAAAGTAGAACAAGACGGATTTTTAATAAACAAAAAACTACTTACTAGAGACCACAATAGGACGTGTCCTGTTTGTAAAAGATATTCTTTTCAATCTCGCGATGATTTGTATATGAATAAGTTTGAAGCCTGCTTTGAATGCTATGTACAGTTTGTGGAGGGGAGAGAGGAAAAATGGAAAACCGGTTGGAGACCGAATAAGGAAGAATAAAATGGCAACAGTATACGAAATCATCAAAGGAATAAATCAAGCCGCGGCAAACGGTGCTTATGACGGTGCTCATGAGGAGTCATTGCAAGCTGATGGTAAAGCCCGAGACGCCGGGTTAAAGCGTCAGGAGGGTCATTATATTAATGATCGCCGCGTGATGGACGGATTCCAAGTTAAGTTTTACGGACCAATATTGCGTGTAAGCTATCAGGCCGAAGTGAGAATTAAAGATGTAAAGGATTCCGGATTTGAAAACGATATTATTTCTCGGTTGGCCGATATTGTTAAATTTCTCAAGAAAGAATATAAAACAATAACAGGCAACACTCTCTCTCTTACCAAAGAGGGGGAACATCACGTTTTGGTTCAAAGGATATCTAACTATCGAACCGATTGCCAAGCTCATTGTGATTACCGAATCGGCGGCCTGACTGATGTTGGCGAAGTTGAAAGAGGTGACGATGCAGATCGTCTCGATAAAGCAGTTCGTGAGTTCTTGGCACAGGGCCGCAAAGAGTCTACGTATGCCGGCGGCAAAGTAGGAAAGACTCGCCCTAAGAACGACACCCGTAAAGGCAAGTAAAAAATGTTATGGGGAACTCCCTACTAACAAAAAAGGAAATACTTAAAGAAGTCGTTAAAGCCGGCAAGGACCCGGTCTATTTTACAACCAATTACTGTCGGATTTCGCACCCTCAAAGGGGGCTCATTCCGTTCAAAGCGTATGATTATCAACAAGATCTCCTAAAGAATTTCAATGATTATCGTTTTAACATAATCCTTAAGGCCCGACAACTTGGCATCTCTACCATCACGGCAGCCTACGTTGCGTGGTTGATGCTTTTTCATCGCGATAAAAATATTCTTGTTGTTGCAACAAAGCTGCAAACTGCCACCAATCTTGTAAAGAAGGTTAAGGCAATTATTAAAAACCTCCCTGCATGGATGAGGATAGCAGATATTGAGATTGATAACCGCACCTCCTTTGAATTAAAAAACGGATCCCAAATTAAAGCGACATCTACAGCCGGTGATGCTGGGCGATCTGAGGCCTTGTCACTATTAGTGATTGATGAGGCGGCTCACGTTGAGAAACTAGACGAACTCTGGACCGCCTTGTACCCGACCCTGTCGACCGGCGGCCGCTGTATCGCCCTCTCTACTCCAAATGGGGTAGGAAACTGGTTCCACCAGAACTGTGTGGAAGCCGAAGCAGCCACTAATGATTTTTACATGACAACACTTATGTGGGACGCTCACCCAGACCGTAATAAAAAATGGTTTGAAAAAGAAACGAGAAATATGTCCAAGAGACAGATCGCACAAGAGTTAGAGTGCAATTTTAATGTTTCCGGCGAGACGGTGATACACCCAGATGACCTTCAGTGGTATTTGGAGAAGATCATAAAGCCTGAGTATCGTACAGGGTTTGATCGAAATTATTGGATTTGGGAAAAATATAATCCTGAAAAATCTTATCTTATAGTCGCCGACGTGGCTCGTGGTGACGGGAAAGACAATAGTGCTTTTCACATTCTGCAGCTAGATGATATGAAGCAAGTAGGAGAATACATTGGAAAGCCCACGCCAGATGAGTTTGCAGATATAATTTACGGGGTGGCCTCCGAGTACGGAAATCCAATGTTGGTTATAGAAAACAACAATATAGGTTTTGCAGTACTTAAAAAATTACAAGATAAAAGGTATCCTAATCTATATTACTCCGCCAAAGGAGATCATAGTTATGTCGACCCTGTAAGTGCTCAGTGGCAGTCAAATGCAATTCCGGGCTTTACCACATCTTCTAAGACTCGACCTTTGATTGTTGCGAAGATGGAAGAGTTTATGAGAAACAAACTAATTACAATTAACTCTAATCGCTTGCTGTCCGAAATGAAAACATTTATTTGGTATCATGGCCGACCACAGGCAATGAGGAGTTATAACGATGACTTGGTGATGTCGTTTGCAATTGGGTGTTGGGTGAGAGATACTGTGATAGTCGAGAGTCAAAAGAGTGCGGAATACGACAGAGAGCTTCTGTCTTCTATTTCAACATCTAAAACACACTTATCTACCACAATCTCGGGTATGACAGGGCACAGGGTAACCAAAGAAAACCAAAGGAATGAAGACGGCAAAGGTTTTAACGAACAATATATTGCATTGATAAAAGGCTAAAGAATGGCAGAAAAAAAGAACACAAGAAATCCAGCGAATCCGCTCTTTAAGAGGCTA